TTTAAGAAAATTTATTTATCAAGGTAAATTCAAAGGAGAATTAGAAGGTGGCTCAAATGGATAACAAGATGCGAAAGATTCTGATTCAGCTTGGAGCAAGCTATGAGCTTGCAGGGAGAAAGCTTACAGATGATACCCTGCTTGGAGCTGCAAAGGAAATCTATGATACCATTGAAATCAACGAAGATGAAGTTGAAATCCTTTTCAGAAAAGCCCGTGTGATTGCTGATATTCCTACAATCAGAGTGCTTAACGAAGCGTACAAGCTGATTTGCAAGGATAGGCCGATTCGCAATGCGTTGCCTCCACCGCCATCGGAGTGCATCAGCAAAGAAGAATATAATGATATGCTTAAACAGATTCAAGAAAAACTTGATTTCAAGGGAGCTTGAAAATGATTGAGAGAGTATTTCAGCAAGCACCTTTTGACGAAAAGATTGATGATAAAATAGCAGAAAAAATCGGAAATGAGTTTCTAGTACAACAAAAGTATCTTTCTAGCGACCATTGCAGCAAATGCGGAAGATTTACAAGCGGAGTGTACCGCATTCAAGAGTTTGTTTTTGTCTGTAAATATTGTTTACTTGATGAAAATTTTGAAAGAAGGTTCAATGAAGAAAGAAGTAAATTGGGGTAAGGTCGGGGCTTTAGGAAACATAGGTTTAATCATTCTTAACATAATCAACTTAACAATCAACATAACGAGGTAAAAAATGGAACATCTTCCAATCGTGATTTTTGAAATAGTTTTATGCGTGTTTTTATCTTTTGCTGCTTTAGTCGGAATCCTGTTTCAGCAAATAGAAGAAAAGAAGAAGAAGATTAAAAAGCTAGAATCAGAGCTTGGTATTCTAGTTCAGCAATATAATGAACTTGAAAAATTCGTACATTCAAATACGGAAATGGTTTGCTGCGAAGCTGAATTAGAACCTATGTATTACGAAAAAGACCCGAAGTATCTTGACAGCCTGTTAGAGCGTATGGGTTATAACTTGGTTAGAAAAATGTCTGAAAAATTCAATGAGAGGATGTTGGAAAGAATAAAAGAGCTTATAGTTAATAGACAATTAAGTAACTTTATTCGTACCGATATAATGACTTTAAAATCAAGATTCAAGATTAGTGTACCAATATTCAGAGTAGATTACAATTACATTAAACTTTCAGATGCGGAGCATATTTTCAGATGATTAAGTTGTTAAGAAAAATGTTTTAATAATTTTACAATAAAATTTAACGCTACCTATTGACAATTGGTAGCTTTTAAGCTATATTACATAGTGTTCTGATGAACAAAGGAGTAAATCAATGAACGAAAAAACAATCAGTTTCTCTGTCAATGCTTTCCGTGACAGAAAAGAAGAAGAAGAAGAAATGGCTGAATTTATCACGTTCAGCTCTTATTCAAAGAATCTTGAAACGGCTATGCAAGAACTTTCAGATTACTTGCATTTCGCTAACAATAACTTTAACGACTTATACATTCTTATGTGTGAAGGGAAAGATGTTATTTGGCGAATGAATTTTCATTCTGATGAAGCCTTTTACGATTTCAAAGCAAAGGTAGAAGATGCAAGACTTAACGATTACAAAGAATGGCTGTTGTCTAACTATCCAGACGGAGCAAGGTAGGGTTTATCCGATTGCAACGGGGAAAGTGCCTAAATCACTACAGAAGTCAATTGACGAAATCCGTGGACTTACGATGCTGCCAGAACAGGCGATGAATCTACTCAAACACCAATTCTAAAAGGAAAACAACAATGGAACCAAACAACGAACTTGAACAGCGAGCAAAGCTCACTATCTACGATAAGCTTAACGATTGCCGTTTGGCTTTCAAGAATGCGAACGTGAAGAAGTCGGGTAAGAATACCTATGCAGGTTACGATTACTTTGAGCTTGACGATATTCTGAATGCGCTCATTCCGATTCTTGCAAGCAATAGGGCTACAACGATGGTTAATTTCACTCCCGAAGGCGCAACGCTTACATTTACGGATTGCGCAACCAAGGAAAGCATCGTATTTACAAGCCCTATGTCTACGGCATCCTTGAAGGGTTGTCACGAAGTACAGAACCTTGGAGCCGTGGAAAGCTACATCAAGCGTTACCTGTATCAGAATGCGTTTGAAATCGCTGAACCCGATTCTCTTGATAGGACTATGGGTAAGGGCGACAATCAGAACGGCAAGAAACCTGCGCAGAATCAGCAGAAGAAGGCTCCCGCACAGGAAAGCCCCGAAGAAAAGGCGAAGCGATTTGCCGCCGTGGTTGAAAAGTATGCGCAGAAAAACACAAAGGTAACTCTTGAAATATTGGGAGCTTACGGGGCAAAGACACCCGCAGATGTTCCCGCAGAAAAGCGCAACGAAGTAATTGGCGCACTTAAACAGAAAATCACTCTCAACTAAAAAGGAAAAACAAAATGGCAAAAGAAGTAGCAATTATGGAACTTTCCGATATTTCGGAATTTAAGGCAACCGAAGCAGCGTTGGACGCATACCGATTTGGACTTGAAAATGCAGGTCTTAATATGGATGATGAAGGCGCAGTAGCGGATTTCATCGCCTTGCGTAACGGCAAAAGCGGTTGGCGTGACCTTGTGGAATTGCAGAAGAAGTCTGATGCGCTCTCCAAGAGCATTAAGGAAGTCTTGAAGCACACTTGGAATGTAGGCTCTCCCGAAGATTTGCCCGACACGAAGGAATTGAAGGTGTCCTGGAACAAGCAGAGCTATGATTACGATTTCGTTGATGGCGAAGCAAGGGTAATCGCACAAAGTCTTATAGATTCGGGTCTTGTGACAAAGGAACAGCTCTTTGACCAATTGTCCGTAAGCGCAATGGTCAAGGCTGCGGGAATCACTACTGAAAAAATGCTTGAACTTTTCGGTGAAGGCATCATCGTAAAGCCGAAGGCAAGAGTTCTTAACATCAAGTAACAATCAACAAAAGGAAAAACAAATGGAAAAAGAATACACCATTGATGAAGTCAAGGAATTTCTTGGCAATATCCACGAACAGCTTAAAAGCAAGGTGAACAAGGCTTGCTTGAACCAAATGCAGCAGAAGCGTGAAGATATTGAACTTCTTGACGATACTGCGGTTGAATTGGCGAAGTTCAGCTCCATTTTGATACTCTATTCAAGCAGAATCACGAAGCTTTCAAAAAGGCTTTCGCTCACAAAGAACCTGTGGTGCGATGTGAACGGAATCAATGGAGAAAACTTGAAGAAGCTTGAAGAAAATTCTGAAAAGTTCTTCAACGATACGGCAGAAAATTTCGCAAAGGAGATTTTGAATGGATAGAAGCGTAAAGGACGATAGGGGCTTTTTCACTTGCAAGGATTGCAAGAATCTGAAAGAATGCCCAAAGTATTACGAAAACGAAAAAACAAAAATGGTGCGCTGCACCGAATTTAAAAAGGCATAACTATGGCATATCTTAACAAAGTAATGGCTATCGGTAACGTGGGTAAAGAACCCAAGATTTTCCACTTTCAGAACGGAAATATGAAGGCTTCTTTTTCCATCGCAACCACGAAGCGTTATCGTGATTCAAATGGCGAACAGAAAGAGCTGACAACTTGGATTCCCTGTGTCGCATTCGGCAAGACCGCAGAAGCGGTTGAAAACTATGTGGCGAAGGGTACGCAGGTTTACGTGGAAGGCGAATTTATGGTGAGCAACTACACCGATGCCAATGGTCAGAAAAAGTTTTCCACGGAAGTGAAGATTGAAACTATTCAGTTTTTGAGCAAGTTTGAAAAGTCACAGACAAGCTCCACCAATGAAGGTTTCAATGATGGCGATAACTTTGACGATGGAGAACCCCCGTTCTAATGCGTACTGATTACATTCTCTTGAAGCCTAGAAAGTTGAAGGCTAGTGATGATGTAGTCAAGGCGATTCGCAAGGATAGGAAAGCAGGTGTTTCTTTTAGAAACCTTGCAAAGAAATACAAGCTTTCCTTTTCTTATTGTTATTACCTGTGTTTAACGGGTGAAAACAAGTTGGAGTATCAGCAGAAGATGCAAGAATCTTCAAAGCGTTACTACGAAGAAAATCGTGACGAAATCATCAGAAAAAACGGCATCCACACCAAAAAGGTGCGTGAAGCAAAACGAAAGATTATCCAAAAGAAGGTCAAGAAAGGATGTTATATAGGTCGCAATCCGAATCTGTAAAACCCGTAGAAATTGACTATTCTAACGGACAAATCAAAAAATGCACTTACACCCGTGACCAAAAGCCCGAAAAAGACCCCTTTGATTGCAAGTCTTTAAAAGGTGAATGGTTATGAAAAAAAAGGAGAAATAAAATGGGAATTATTGAAATCCTCACAATCGCTTTCATCGTATTGAAACTTGCAGGTGTTGGAGCCTGTGCAAATTGGGATATTATCGCCTGGCCTTGGCATTGGAGTTGCCTTTGCCTTGAAATTTGGGTATTCCTTGTTTACATTGCGATTATGATTATCGCTGCATTCTTGAAAGGTAGGAGGTAACACCTATGGCGAACAAGATTATTGAAACGAACCTGCCTTCATATATCATCGTAGAAATTGACAGGCATCTTACGAAGGCAGAAACGAAACACCCGTTTTTCGCTTCATCAATCATTCCTTTAAAGCTCTGCAATCCCGAATCTATCAAGACTATGTTGGAGTTGTCCCGTATAGATTGTGAAAGGACAAAGAGCGTCTACGATATACTGATGGAAGAAATTTACGAAACATTTGAAGCGATACAAAACAATGACTTTAAGAACGCAAGGTATGAAATATACGATTCCATCGCAGTTTTGTTAAGGCTTGACAAGCTTTTGCAGGAAAAGCGTCGTAACGAAGATTTCAAGAAAAACGATATTCCGTTATGCGGAAACAACTAAAAGGAGTAAATTATAAATGCTTGACAGCAAGGTACACAAAGATGGATGCGCTGAAACAAAAGCTGATTGAATCAAGCGAGAAGATGTTCCAAAGCTTTTTGCTTAAACAGAGCCTTAAGAAAGACCCTGTAGCCCACAAAAAGAACTACGAACATCAGCGATGGCTGAAAACCAAAGAGCGACTTGATTCAGACCCCGTTTTTGCGGCTGAATACCGAGCGATGCAAAAAGCTGCGCAAGCGAAACATCTTGCGAAGAAACCAAGACCGCCACGAAGAATTGAGCTGCAAGACCAACCCGAAAAATACGCAAAATATCTTGCGGATAGACGAAGGCGGTACGCAGAACGATGCGCAAGTGACCCAAATTACAGAGCCGATTGCGCAAAGAAGAATCGTGAAGCGAAAGCTAGACGGAAGGCTTTGAAGGCGGGTGCGGAGCAAATGGCGGTACAATCGGCAACCTGTATGCCACAAGAAAATCTGTTCGCCACCCAAGAGGTCTGATTCTAACCATACCAGTTGTATTGCTTGCGGATGTGCATTTTGAATTACCGCCACCCGCTTCAATCATAAATCTATCATCAAGGGCTATGCTGCAATGCGTAGCCTTTTCTTTTCCCCAAAAACACACCTCTGCGCCCTTTATTTCATCCTTGCGTACCTTTTCCCACCCTAGCTTTGAAAAACGCTCTAGAAGCCCCTGTGAAGTCCAATCGCCATTAGGCAAAAACCCCGTGGCTTGTAGCACCTCAATGACAAAACCCGAACAATCAAATCCATTACCGCCTTTACCACCCCAAATGTAAGGTTTCCCGATAAGATTTTTGCAGTAAAATTTTAACATTGATTCGTAAACAATATTTATCATAAAAACCTTTTGTATTTTTGGCGAAATAATCTATATTATATAGCGGTTCAGAAAAGGACTCATTTCTCAACCTCGTTGTTTACGATTGCTCCCAATGCTCCGTGGGTTTTGTTTGTTTTCACCCACGGAGCTTTTTTAGTATTCTGAAATAACAATGTTCACAGAAGGTTCTTTTGATTGAGTAAGAAGTGCTACTGCGCTGATGCGCCTTACGATTTGCCAATTATCGTCTTTAATGACTTTAGCATCTTTAAGCAAATCAAGTATGCTAGAAATTTGATTATCCGTATCACGGGTTCTATTGTCTGTATGGTAAAAGAAAAATTCAATCGTCAAAGGCTTTTCAAGCGGTGGGAATACAATGCCTTGATGCAGCAGCTCAATATGCTTTGCTTTCTTCCATTTCTGATAGCGTTCGGATGGAATATTTTTTCCGCTTCGTAACCCGATTCTGTTATTTTTCTTTGAAGGTGTTTCGCCTGTAAGCCTGTAATTAGATATTATCATAGGGAAACCACCTTGCGCTTACTTTATTCACGTTCTTGTAACACCAATCATTTTTCTTCGGTTTACCGAACCAAGATTTGCTCAAAGAAACTGCATATCTGATGATTGAAGCCTTGAACTTGCTATATCCGCACAGGTAAACAAGCATAGCCCACAAAAGGTTGTTTGTGTCAGAAAATGACAAGTCTAAATCGTAGCCGTTTACATCGTGTGTGAGCCAAGTGAATCTTTCATTTTTTGTGCCCAGGTTAGGTGCTACGCAATCTACGATTGGTGTGCCGCTGCGCCCGTCAAACTCAAACCATTTTTTCAGAAAGATGTGTAATTCGCCTTGATTCGTAATCACACGATATTCTACATCGCTGTCAAGTGGGTATCTGCGCTTGAAAGACTTTGATTCTTGCAAGGCCATAACGCAATCCTCACCGCTGATGTAGAGTATTTCTTTGACAACTAGATTTTTGAAATCAAGCTTGTTCATTCCAACAGCTCCACAAAAAGACCGCCAATCAACACCATACAAAGTAATATAATCATTTCTTCAACTCCTTTATTACATCAACCAATGTAACAATTCTTTCAGAAACGATGGCGAGGTTCACGTTCAATTCGTTGACCTGCGAGCGCAATGTATCAAGAATTTCGTTTTTTTGCGACAAATCTTCTTTAAGATGCTTTATTTCTAAAGCATTCTCTTTGCATAGGTCACGCAGGTCTTGCGATTCCTTGTCAATACAATTCTTTGTTTCTTCCTTATCCTTGCTCATTTGTTCTGAATTTTGCTTACAACGAAACCAAAGATAAAGATAGAAACAACCTAGCACAATGACCACGATTGGTATTGCGCTAGGTGGAATGTATTGAAGCGATGTCTGTACAACTTTGTCCATATAGACTAGCTTTGTGCCAAACCGCCCCAACTTGCAGGAATCTGTGCAAGTGAAGCACGTCCTTCATTTGTGTCAATACCGCAGTTCGTGAAGCAATCCGAATGGTCTGTGATTGCTGTGCCACGGGCAAGCAACTTCTCGTATGTCTCAATAATGTTTTTAGATACTTTAAAATCATCGCTGAACATTGATTCGGCATTAGTGATACTACTGAAATCATAATTAGGAATTTCTTTAACTTCGGAGCAGCCTGTAAACGCTCCTTTTCCGTTGGTAACACTACTAGTATCAAAATATGGTAGTGCTTTTAATTTGTAACATTCTTTGAACATTAAATAAATGTCTGTAACAGCGGTATCACCCAATCCAACAAGATTCGGAATTTCTTCAAGATTATAACAGCGTGAGAACGTTGCTTGGAATTTTGAACCGCTAGACACATCAATTGAACCTACTTTTTTCAGACTAACGCAATTTTGGAATAATGTTGAGAAATCATTTACAACACTAGTTCCTGTTATGTTTCCAACTTCTTCAAGTATATTGAAATCTATAAATGCTTTAGAATTAGAGAAAATGCTAAAGCCTGTTGATGTGTTATAGTTTGGAGAATCAAGTAATATGTTACCAACTTTTTTAAGTTTATCATTGTGACTAAAATAACCTCCTACAATGTTTCCAGAAATAACTATATCTCCAATTTCTTCAATATCGGTTGATGCGTACATACAATAGCATACGGCATCCTTGTTGTTTGAATAGTCAAACTGAACAAATTTTTTTAAATGGGTTCCTTCAAAGAAACTATACATAGAAGTGCAACTATCTATTTTTAATGGAACACAAGAAACAAGATTGTTCTTTGCATTGACAACATAACTTGACGATGATGGATTTGAACTTCCTGTTATATCGCCTCTAAACATATTACCCATATCTGTAACAGACGATGTGTCACCCGCAGCGATAACACGAACTTCATTATTTTCATTCAAAAAAGCTTTGTTAAAAGAATCTTTCCAATTCGTGTTTTCGTTAGTCCAATCCCAAATGTTCAATGTAGGGGAATTAACCTTCGTCCAAGTACCCGCAGAGCCTACTTCCGCAGTAACGGGGCTGTAGTCCTTCTTGCTGAAATCAAAGCGCAATGTCATTGCGTCAATGGGCTTCATCGCATTAATCATTCGCTCCACATCTTCTGCGTTCATAAGCGGGTTGCTTTGTGATGTGCCTGTTGGAACCATAACAGGAGCAAAACTAGAATCGTAATCGTAAGGCTTGAATACAAGTCCGATACCGCTTCCGTTGTACACGATGTTGTCAAGGTCATTCTTGCTCAACCCGTCCGCAAAGAACAGCTTGTCAAAGTTAAATTCGCCCTTGACAAAAACGCTTGCGAAAGCACCTTTAACCCTTGTATCGCAATCGTTTTCAAGGACTGCATACGGCATAAGGCTGTTGTTGGTTCCGACCAAAACGCCTTTCACATCTACCACAGCACCACGCTTCAAGTCCTGTCCTTCCGCAATGTACAGGGAGTTCTTGACTGGCTGTAGGGTGTATCGTTCGCAGAAAAGGAATCTTCCAAGTTCTGCATTCTTTTGGATAAGTTCGTTAGACATAAGGTTTCTCCTATGATTACATTATATATTTTACAATTGTTTAGCCCTTGATTTTATCTCATTGGGCAAAAAACGCATATCATTATGAGTGGTCTCCATGATAAGTGACACGAGTCCAAACGTTAGCAAACGTTATAGAATGCTTATTGCTTGAACTTGATGATGCTCCAAATGTGAATCCAAGATACAAGGTAGTGTTAGTACCACCAATGCTTGCCAAAAATTCTTTATATGACATACGAAAATGAACTGTAAATGAGAACTGATGCATCACGCCATCATTCAACAATAGTATGTAATTAGATAATTCGGGCAATCCTACCGAAATATACGAGTTACTATATTTGTAAGGTTCTATAGTTATTACTTCTGCGTTTGCGTTCGTGCTGGTATAGAATCCGCATATACGTATCGTCATGTCAATGAAGTCAAAACGAGACTCAACATATTTCGACCAATTCAATGTTTTTTCACCGCTTTCGTTTAGCAAGAGAATCTTGGTGAGAGAACCCCCTGTTCCGTTTGTAAATGACTGCGTATTATAACGGAAAGTGTCTTCTACTCCAATCGGCGATTGGTATGGGTAAGCGTTTACAGATTTGGCTATACCTCGGTTATCAGTAAAGGTATAAGTTGTTCCTTTAGCATTCTCTTCTAACGATGCAATCGTATTTAAATCGCCCACAAGTTTTCCGTCAGAAGTGGTTGCCGTGTTTAGCTTGAACAAATAGGTCTCTCCAGCACGAATCCATTTTACCCGGCTGTCTGTGATAGTATAAGATACATCGTTAAAGCTTAAGTTTATGTAGTTTTGATGAGTATTGCCATTAACAAACGTAACAGCGATAAAGAAGTCATGTTCGGAATAGTCAATATTATTTACAACGTTCACGGACTTCGTGACGGATGCTGCGCTTGAATATGTAACCCCAAACGCAATTTTACTTTTGATTGTATGGTCGGAAGAACCGCTTACATTGATAGAATAAGTATCAGTTGGAGTGGTACTTTTAGGCAACGCATTCTGTTTCGTAGACCATCCCTTGACGGACACGCTCTTACCTGCGATGCTCACCTGTCCGTCATTTACACCTTCGCTCACAACGATTTTGTGTACGTGGTCACCCTTCGCAAAATAATCGCTGGAGCCAGTAGAACCAGACGAAGCAGACACGGCCTGCGGTGTTGCCGTCGCTGCTTCGGGAATGGTAGGTGTATCAGACAAGTCGGAGTAACTTCCCGAAAAGGCTACTGATTTCAAGTCCGCAAACCACTTCGCTATTTTTCCGAAGATTGTAGACAGCTTTTCTCCCGAAGAAATGTTGGTGCGTGAACTTGCTGCCGTAAATGTAGATGTAACGTTTGAACCATTGCCACTAGGCTGTAATGCAGATGCTCCCGCTGATGCTCCGCTTCTTATTTCAGCCAAATCGCTGATTGCGTTCTGCTTGGCGTTCCAATTGTACTTCTCGCCAGTAGTGACAAGAGAAACGGCTGTACCGCCCGAAGCTGCATTCTTGGATTCATAGGTAGTATCTGTTAAGTTTATCTCGTTATCGCTAGATTGGTTTGCGCTGAACGTTCCCTTGCTAGTCCCGTTCTGTTTGATTGTCAATTTACCATTATTGACGGTCGGAATCGTCGGTGTGTTCGTCAAATCGTTATAACTACCAGAAAAGGCAACGGCTTTCAAGTCCGTAAACCATTTTGCAATTTTTCCGAATATGGTAGATAGCTTTTCGCCCGAAGAAATATTTGTACGTGAACTTGCAGCCGTAAATGTAGATGTAACGTTTGAGCAGTTACCATTTGGCTGTAATGCCGTAGCTCCCGCTGCTGCACCGCTTCTGATTTCAGCCAAATCGCCTATTGCGTTCTGCTTTGCGTTCCAAGCATTCTTCTCGGATGAAGTAACGTGGATAGCTGTATTGTTTATATGTAATTCGTAATTGTTGATTTTTGTAGATGTTGCACCGCTGTCAATAGCCGCCTGTTGTGCGGGTGTGAAAACAGGGATATTGATTGAGTATTCCTGTACCCAAGTCACATCGCTTCCGCTTACAGATGCGCTCCATCGCTCGGCAAACCCCGTTCCTTGAACGTAGGCATAGTCCTTGTCGGAAATGGTTACACCTTGATACGGAGTTGTGCTAGGCAAATCGTCAGAATCGGAAAACGGGTTGCCGTTGTAGGTAATAAGCTTGCCGCCGAGGTTCTGCATAATGCTGTTCACGAAATCTACAACAGCCTTGATAGACGGATATGCGGTTGTGCTGCTTTCGTAACCCGTTACTGAATTTTTCTTGTTTGAAGTCTTTTCGCAATTAGATACAGCATTGTTGATTGCGGTTGTCCAATCGGGGAACGCAATATCATCAAATTCTACATCCATTTCCCCGTTTGCATTTTGCGAAAAAGAAACGGGAACCTTTGTTGCAGAGCCTTGTTTATTAACAGGCTGTTGCTTATCCTTTTTGTTGTAAAGAGCGTTGATTATATCGTTCACGCTGGAGGACAAGTCGGATATGGCATTCTTTACTGAATCAGATAGAGAAATGATGAACCTGCGTAATCGTCCTTCACTTTCTTCATCTACATCAATTTCGCCACTAGTACCTTCAACATATACATTGGAACTACCGCCTTCGTTTCCACCTGCCGTAACGTTGTCCCATTCGTCAATCTTTACATTGTTCCTGTCAAAAAGAATGAACTTGTACGCAGTATCGTTAGATATTACAAGTTTAGCCATACCTACCATATCAAGTATAATCGGGTTGGTATTCCTGTTGGCAGATTCAGTGCCACCGCTAATAGTCTTGTAAGTTACAACAGGAGTTGAGGAACCTGCAATGTAAGTGTACAATTTACCACCGACAAGAGGTTTTCCGTTCTTGTCAAAAAATTGCTGACAAAATGCAGAAGGGTATGAAAGATTAGTATTGTTAGCCATAAAGTCCTCTGCAATATATATTACATCTTTTCAACTTCAACCCACCACACAATAGTAGGTATAATTGTGCTTATATCGTCACCAAAAATACTATCACCTATAACGTGGTAAATAGCCTTACTAAATGTCTGTGTAGCAGCTACAATGAGTGTATAATCGTTTATAGGGAATATTTGGCTATATTGACCCTGCCCGTGGCGATACTGCGTAACCTGTGTCAATGGCTTGGCCTTGATAACAAAATTATCCATAGTTCCAAAATGGAAAAACTTTGATGCGATAAAGCTGTAGTCGGATAATTTTGAAGCGTCAGCTTCCAAAGTATTGTTATACGTAGTACCCAAAATATTGAGAGTACCTACAGATGTGTCCCAATCTGCCGTAGGCGTTGTAGAACCATCGGTAGAAGATGTAAGCCTAAACGCAGCCTTCTTTGTCGGGAGAAGGTAGGCATCGCCAAGGTAAAGGTTTCCTTCAATTTCGTATCTGTTTTCAGATTCGTTTGCGAAAGAGCCTCCAGCATTGATTGTCTGTGCGATTGCAGATACAGGTGTACCGCTGTTACTGATGTTGAACGTGCAGTCAGTAATACTGCACTTTACCTTCACGCTTGAATCAACAACAAAGAAAGTGATTTTGTTGTTGAAATAACAATTGTCAATATTCTGCTTAAATTCTGCGTCATTGTCATTGACGAAACTGAAATTGCCTATGAACTTCGTGTCAACTGCATTACAGGACTTAACATAAGCTCCGCTTGAACCTGCTGTTATATTGCAGTCATTCAAATCCAAGTCAATGCTTGACGAATAAAAGCTGCTTTCAACACCGCTAATATCGGAGCCTTCGGCATAAAGACCGATTTGGCTGAAAGAGCTGTCTACGATAAGGGTTGTATGTTCAACGGAAACATAGTCCTTGATGTTTCCACTACCTGTCTTTGTCAATGTAAGTGTTCCGTTCTTGAAGGCAAAAAGTCTTGCTGCACTAACATCTGTTGTGTCAATAGTGTAGCTGCGTGAAAGCTTTTCAAGGTCAACCACCTTGGAGTGTGTTACAGCGTAGTCAACGCAATCGCTGAAAGTCGGATATTGATGAGCGTAAACAATGTCTGAATTTTCAAAACCGATTTTTCCTTGAAGCAGCCAATCCCTGTCAATGAACTTGAATGTCAACGGGAATGTAGAAGTAATCTTTGCATCTTCACCGATTGCCTTGATACATGAGTTGTCAACGGAACCCGTATAAGCCTTTGTCATACGAATATCGCTGCAAACGAACGTAGTTCCTTCGGATTTGATATGACCCGAAGAACCCCAAATAACATCGCCTGTAATCTTCGTATCGTTGGCGCAGATGCTTTCTTGATAAAGCGTTCCGCAATCAAAGAACCTTGCGTTATTGACTTGGAAACACTTACCTTCAAAGCTGCAAGATTGGAACAAAGCTTGACCATCTACCACTTGATACAATGCTTTATCGCAACCCTTGAAATGCCAATTCTTGATTGTCTGACCATTGTTGTAGAAAGTCTGTGCGCTTGACTTGTCAAGGATGATTGTCAAACCTTCGTAAGGTCGGCTTGCAACGATATGCTTTTCAATGGTTTGGAGCCACGAAGTCCTTACTACTCCAGCACCGAAAGAGAAAGTAACGTAATCGTCATAATCGTTAGTACAGAGATTACTTTTCTGGTTAAGTTCAAGACCTCCAATAAAGGCTATTTCTATCGTACCTAGAGGGGTCTGCCCGTCTTCAACGAACATCCCGAATTTCAAATAACGATTAGATACGTTAGCATCGCCAGCAATAACTTTCTTTGTGAAATTCAAGCGTGTTCCTTCGGCAAATTCATAACTTCCACGATTGAAGTGAATCATACTTACAATCGGGCTTCTACCTGCGTATGCCGCAAGAGCTATAGCTTTAGTTGACAAGTCCGATGGAGTTATTGTTGAAGCCCTATTCGGGAACACGCCAAACGTAGTTGCGCAAACAATAGGCGATTCACAAAGCTTCCATCGCCCTGCGCTTGTGTAGCCTGTCACGCTAGAAACAATGGTGGAGCCGTAATCTTCTGCATCGTTGTTACCTTCAACCCAAACGTAAGTTCTAGGCTCAATTCCATCTTCTTTAGAGTAGTAACCGATAACAGATACCACCCCGTGTTCAGACGGGTCTACAAGTCGCAAAGCTGCGATTGTATCACAGAAACCTGCTGCCAGGTCGCTACCGCCTTCAACTTCTTCTGCACCGCCATAAATCTTGAAAGACTTGTAATTCTGCCAATATGTATAGTCATTGGCGTGGTCACGCATAGAGCTTACATCTGTTCCAAGGAACTTTTCAACCCTACAGGTATAAACGCCCGAACCGATAAATACTTGATGTTCAAGCCTACCATCCTGTAAAGTGTACTGCGGGTTCTCGCCCTGTGTTTTGCCCTGCATATCGTAATAGATGGATTTATACTGCGTAGAATTTGCGTTGAAGAACTTGACACGCCCGATAAGGGGTTTGCCGTTTTCGTCAAGTAAAGTCTGCCATTGGTCTGTAAAGGAAATGTGAATCACTTTTTGGCTCCTGTTTTAGAAATGTTGAAAGAACCCGATTGACGCATTCTCATAAGAGGACTATTCCAATAATACCCAAAATGAGGTAGATTAGCACCAAAGCCCGAAAAGAAATTGCTTTCAGATGTTATCGGCAAGTATTCCTTATCTTCTTCATTGTAAGAAATAGGGTTGTTTGATATAGAGTTGCCAATTGATTTTGAAATCATATTAAGACCATAAACAGGTATAGGAGCGAAACCCTGTTTAACCCGTTTAATCTTTGCAGACTTTTCGTCAAACAAGCTCTTTCTTTCAGCCAAATTTTCGGCTGTTTTTTCTCTTACAAAATCGGCATCTTTTTTTAGAGTAGAAACATTGGCTTCTTTTTCTCCAATAGCTCTTTCCGTGGCTTGCATTTCATTGCGAAGGTTCTGCGCATTCTGTGCAAGAGAACTTCTAGCCTTGTGCATTTCACGAATAGCCTTCACACGTTCAAAAGAAGAATTTGTAATCAAGTTCGGGGTCACGGCTTTACGAACATTGGCTGCAACATTCCCTTCTGTAACAACAGCTCCATTTGAGTTCTGAAGAACATCTGCGATTATACCCGCAATTTCTTCTTCTGTCTTACCATCTTCTTTAGCCGTGTTAAGCTGATTCAACAAAGATTGTTTCTGCTTTTGGTCAAGTGTCGGGGAGTTATTGATTGTTTCTCTAACCTGCTTGAAATAATCAGAATCTTCAATGCGGCCTGTGTTATACTTTTCGGGAATAACACCCGTTCCACGTTTTCCCCAATAATCGCTGTTTGCGATATTGAGCTTTTCAAAGAAGATTCTCTGCGCATTATCGTAATCGTCAACGCCATTAGGATAGTTGCGTTTCAGCCATTCGCCAAAGGTGTTTTTAAGCGCAGCATCGTGTTCGCCTGTACTACCGAAAGACTTTTTATTAATTACGAACTGCGCAATAGGTTCATCCTCATACATCTTCATTTCATTGAAGATTCTTGCGCCAAAACCAAATTCCTTGTCGCCCGAAATATCGGGGTTGATAGCCTTCAATGCGTTTTCGTATTCGGGCTTTCTTGTGATAAACTCACCCGCACGTTCAACCATATTGCCAACATTTTCACCTTGACCAACAGGTGTTCCCGCTAAAGACGGGTTGTAGCCTGTAGCTTCAAAGAACTGATAAGAAGGCGATTGTGTGTTAGGTGCAGAAGGTCTGCGCATATTCTGCAACGGACTTTCGTAATCAAAACCCGAAACTTCATAAGGAGCCGCTTCAATGTTCCGTACAAATTCGGGGTTCTCTTGAATAAAAGTATCTTGCTTGTTGCGCATCCAATTAACAATATCTTTATTCTTTGCAGAAACAGGGTCTGTAGGCTCTTTTATGTTACGGGCATACGCTTTCAAGCCCCTAAGATTTTCGGGGCTAAAAATGTCTTTACGGAGCTTCAAACCACGATTCTGTTCTTGTCGTTGATTTATTTCGTCAACATACTTTTCTTTAAGAGCTTCTTGCTTTATCTGCTGTTTTTCAAGACTTCTAATCGCTCTATTTTCTGCATCAATTTGATTTCCAATATCATCTAAAGAATTTTTTGCATATTGCTTTATGCCTAAAACATCTTCTTTATACGCAGCTTGTGCTTCTTTTAAGCTTTTGTCAAGACCGCTTCCCGCTGAAACTTTTGGGAATCTTCTTGAAAATCCGTATGCAACTCCCCACCCACCTGCACCACCAAGACCTACCCCTAAAAGTGCTGCGGGAATAGTAACAGAAGGGTCTGACTTTTCTTCACCTTCAAAAGCACCTTTAGCACCAACAATACCGCCCATAATGGCGGCTTTAGTCATTGCATTTGCTTTATCGGTTATCTTTGAAATAGCCTTGAATTTACCCCAAGGAGAAATTAAAGTACCTGTATCAAAACCGATTTCTCCAATGTTTTTTGCCGTTCCTTCTGCACCTTGAATCGGATTGAACCATTCATTAGGAGCGATTGCTCCCGATTCACGGGCTTGCGCCATAGTGTTGAAATAGGGTGCGCCTGTAAGACGGGAACCAAAATCAACAAAACCGCCAAAGCTGTTACGGGAATCGGCATAAGCCAATTTGTTCTTGAATCTGTCCGCAAGGGTTGTAGAACCAAACCTGTCTACAACGGGCTTGTTGTTGTAGGTTTCTTTTACCTTTTTGAAGAAATCCATTTCGGGGTCTGCGCTGCTTCTGTCACGCTTGTAATCAAGCATAAAGGAGCCGTAAGCACTACCACCCTTGTACATCTTGTATGCTTTCTGACCATCACCCGTATTTTCGTCAAAAGTTTTCTGCTGAATAGCTGCGCTTCCCGTAGGGTAAATCTTGCCATCGCTCTGCAAAAAGTTATTCATATCCCTATTAGTCCAATAGGGAACATTGTAAATATCCTTGTAACGCTGAAATTCAAGGTCTGCTTTGGTGGCGTTCTTTGTCAGATAGTTGATTTCATTTGTCAAAGACTTTTCGGTTCTATCCATAAAGTCTGCTTTCGTAGCACCTTCTTCACCCGAAGCTGCCTTGAATGCGGGAACAAATTCCGCACCCGCATTGTTGACAATATCGTTAAGATTGTCCTTAAGGAACTTTCTTTGTTCCAAGGCGTTCATCTTCTTAAACTTATTCAAGGCATCTTCATTACCCTTGTTCTGCTTGATGTATTCTGTAGCGAGGTTGTTGAAGCTTGCAAAGAACCCGTTTTGCTGATTAGCGGATGCAGATGTAGACTTCTGTGTGATAGCTTCTGCGTAAGGCTGTAGCTTGAAACCTTCCCTAAAGAGAGAATCAGCTTCTTTGAGCTGTCTGATTTTTTTTCTAACAGCTAAAATTTCTTCTTGGTTGCTTCTGAATCTTTTTTCATCCAAATCTTTTTCAAGTGCTTTAGAATTTTCAGAAAGAACCTTGTTTACCTGCTGTCTGTAATCGCTTTTCGGGAAAATTTCTGCCATAAAAACCTACTTGAAAGAATCCTTCAACGGAACAAAATATAGCTGTTCTTTATCATCAAGCATCGGGGAGCCATCGGGGTTCGTGGCCTTAAAGAACTTGATTTTTAAGCCGTTCTGCTGCAAAAGCGGTTTCTTTTCGCCCTTCAAATTGGTTACGGGGAAACGCTCGGTAAGCATTTTTTCAAGATGCTTTACTTCGGGCATTGTCAAAGCACCGCCTTCATTCAGAATAGCAAGGTAGTCTTGCAAATCACCTCTTTCAACTTCATCGCCTGTGGCGTTGAACTGATTTGCGTAGTAAGACAAATCGTAAGATTGAGGTGGGTTTGCAGCGGCTTCAAGCAACTTGCTTGTATCGCCAAACTGATTGCCCGAACGGATGAAATCAAAAAGAGGTCTGTGCTTTGCGAAAGATTCGGGGTTGTTCCTCAAATCAAGAGCCAACTTCTGTTTAACTCCATTGGTTCTTCTCAACCAATTATCATCTAAAGCCCTGCGCTGTACCTGCGTATCAAGGTTCTTCCAAGCACCGCCTACACCGAATCTACCAATCTTGTAATACTCGTTTGCGAGGTTTTCAAAATCACGTTCGGGAGAACCTTCTTCAAAACTAGAATCAGATTTTGGTGCAGAAGCCTTGCCAACCTTGCCTTTTTCAAAAACAAGATTTCCTTTACCGCTTGCACCGCTTGTCGCTGCGGTATTTGTTGGTGCAGTTGTGTTAGGTGTAGATGAAGCGGGAGCTTCATTTTTAGGATTGCTGAAATTCCCGTAAGCACCTGCTCCATTTTTTCCAATATCGCCTTGACCTGCAAAGCGAATATCGTTACCAACCATCTGCGGAGCTTCAACTTCTTCGCCACCGCCAAAATCCAAACCAAGTTCCCAATCTTTAGAAACTTTGGATGCTCCATTTCTGAAAGCCTTGGATTTTGCAAGATAGGATTGAGATTGTTCTGCCTTGCTCTGCGCATCGTTCTGAAAAACGGCTTGCTGTCTTTTTAGAATATCGTAAGCCTGTGCAAGATTCTGCAACTTTTCATCATACTTGTTTCGTACAACTTCAAGAAATTCGGGTTTACCCGAAAGAGCCTTCATTTCATCGGGCATCTGACCATAAAGTGTTTTTGCTTGGTCGCCATAAACATTAGCGTTTCGCTGTGATTCTTCTGCATCAGCCTTGAATTTCCTTGCTTGAATATCGGCTTGGATTGCGTTAGAAGCGTACTGCGTAGCAAGACCTGTAGCCATCTTGTAGGCATCCGATGCCATACCTTGACGGGTTGTAAATTGCTGCATTGCGCTCTGTGCAAGACCATTCTGCTGACCTGCAAGCTTCGCCATAGGTTCAGACAAAGTGTCCGCTTCGGGGAAAAACACGGGCTTATTCATAGCCGCTGCGATTGCAGCATCACGCAAGATGCCTTGGTTGCGCATCTGTTCAAGTTCATAAGGTGTGTTTTGCGGATGCTTCAAAAAGTCATACCACGGGCTTGCCTTTTCAGTAACGGGAGAAGGGGATGCCGCTTCTATTGCTGCACCCATAGATGTAGATTGGCTCTTTTGCTTAAGCAAAGCCATTTCATCTTCATTCAATGGAGTAGGTACACCATTTTCATCCGTCTTGAAAATCATTCCATTAAGGTTCGGTTTAACAGGATTGTTGGAATACAGGCCGTATCTATTATTAGAAAACTTCTGCATCATCCTGTTATTCATATTCTGAATACCTTGAAGGTTTGCGAAAGCATCTTTTTCTGCATATCCTAACATTAGCCAACCCCATAGTCAAAGTTCATCAACGGAGATTCATTCATTCCGTTTGTCTGCTGCAAATACTTCTTCACAATTTCGTCATATTCCTTTTGTGTCAAAGCGGACAAAAGTGGGTTTCCCGCTTCTGTAACAGAACCGCCACCACCTGCCACCACAATCGGTTCAGAGCCAAGCATAACTTCGCTGTTAGGGTGTTCGTAACTCTGTGTATAGAGCTGTTTCAGAATATCATCAACACGCTTGCGCTGTGCGTAAGCTTCAACGCCCTTACCAATAAGGTTCAAACCTTCAACGGCTGCATTTGCGCCCCACATTCCTTCACGGGCTGCTTGCACCCTCTGACCATAGTCAAAGTTAGGCTGATAGTTCGGGTTAGACCATCTTGTATTTTCAAACATAGCTACCTCTAGTAAAGTTTCTGCTGTGTGGGTGCTGCGTAGCCACCAAAGCCGTTCACGCTGCGATTACCCGCCTGTGCGACAAGGTTGGAATAAGTACCCGCAAGATTTGCGTAGGCATCCGCTGCGCTGTTATTGTTGCTGATTCTTGCGCTTGTAATATCGCCATACAGACCTAAACCATTGTTAAGGTTCTGCCCGTATGCTTCCATAACGCCGAGCTTGGAAGAAGCCTTGTTTTTCAGCATATCGTTGTAAGCCTTCCATTGGTCAAGAGCCAAGCCCTTGTCTTGGAAATATGCTTCACGGGCTTCTTTGTAAGCATTGTTTGCGTTTTCACTCATAAGGCTTGCGGTATTGTTGATAAGTCCGCTGCTATACAAACCACCGCCATTGGCTGCGGAGCGTTCCAAAGCCCTCTGCTGTGCGTTTGCGTTTGTTTCCCAAGCTTTATCGTAGAAATCCTCAATGTTCTTTGTGTAGTCAAAGTCCGTAGGATTGTACATAAAATCATTGGGACTTTCAAGCATTTTACGATATTGCGTAGAAAGACTTTGAAGCATTTCGGGGCTGTATGTCCGACCAACCTTGCCTTCATAATCACGCAAAGTCTGTTCATTTGCGGTGTAGTTACCGCTTAATTCGCCCCAAGCTGCTGCTGCACGATTGGCTGCATTGGCAGCTCCCTGCTGCGCTTCCCTGTTGGCTCTCTGCTGTGCATTGGCGTTAATCATCGCACCTGCAAGAGCTGCGCCACCTGCGATTAGCATAGGAATCATTTTCTAATTCTCCTGTATGAAAACACCCTCTACTTGCCATCGGGTATTTTCGGGTTGCGAAATGGTAATCTGCTCTTTTTCAGCTTCAATGAAGATGCTGCCAAGAAAGCCGTTGTCACCATATATTTTACAATAGTATCTGTATTCACATTTCGGAATTGTGAAAGTTTTTGACCCTGCGCCAAGCTTTTGCCAAAAAACGGCTTTTCCGAACTTTGCGACCTTTACGCCATCTTCGCTTTCTTCATTACCCCATTCGCCCTTCAAAGCTTCAAGGGTCTGCGAAATGCGCAATTCGTCAAAGTTCTTTGACCAAGCTTCGCTGATTCGGGTAAATTTGCTTTCTGCGGTATCTGTCTGCATTAGAAACCTCTTGTGCGGGTGTACCGAATCTTGCTGTTTGTAATTACCCAATCAACGGGAGCCGTAAGCGAAACTTCAATAACGCCCAAGCGAGCCATTCCAAGCCCAAGGAACTGACACAGGTAATCATATTCGCCTGTACGCCCCATAAAGGCATCGTTAAGGTCTTGCCAAGTGTTACCACCATCTGCGCTGAACCTTCCCATTACAGCGGGCTTATAACCCGCATTCTGCCAAGCTTCGCCATCGTGAGGAACACTCATATCGTCAAAAGGATTTTCGTAAGGAGTTGTACCTACATTGCATTCAATCCTAAACTCATTTACAATGAAATTTGTCAAATCAGAAACGATAATCGGGGTTCTGCGCAATCTGCGAATCGGGCGACCATCCCATTCAGTATGCTTGTTTTCAACCACCTTCATCAAGCAATTGTTTTCGTAGTTACCGAGGTAAACTTTGCCGTTGAACTGATGGGCAAAAACAGGGAACCAAAAATGGTCAATATCAAGCAACGCATCACGGGTGCTTCGGTTGTGCCAAAGCTGCGTATCAAAATCGTAGACGAAAGTCTTGTCTGCTGCGGGGAACGTGATTACATAGAAATGATGCCCTGCGTAGTTGTAACCGAAACCGAAAGCATCTTCTGTAACATCCATCGCTTGAATTTCCCTATCCAAAGCGAACGTTGAAATCTTCTTCGGTTTTCCGTCAAGCGAAACGCTCCAAATGCCGTTATGACCATCGTCACCGCTGCCAAGCCAACAAAGCTCATTCTCCGTCTTTGCTAGGCTCTGCGGGGCTGCTATACCGATGTTGTTACCCATCAGCGTATTCTTCAACTGATACTCACTATCTTCCATAGTAAGAACTGCATAGCTGTGGCTACCGAACACGAATAGAGTACCATTGTTGATACACTCCATAGCGAGAACCTTGTCGCCCGTATCGGAAAGCGGGGTGTAGTACATATAGGCTCCCCTATCATCCTTCCAACCCCATTCGTTTGCGGGAACATCCTTGTAAAGAGGTGTATAGCCATCTTTTTTATACTGAATCTTGCCATCGGCATCAAGGTCATAGACCTTTATCGTACCGCCTTGGAAAGCTCCTACACGGGAAATAAACACCTGCCCGTAGTCCGCATCGTTAATCAAGATACGTGACTTCATTTCAACGATATGTGTAGACCTACAAGGAGTTACGTTAAGATTAGGGTCTTCGTTTTGGTTTGCAGGGTTATAAGGATTGATTGGGTTTGCTATAACCTGTAAGTGAATGTTTTCATCGGTATCAAGCAAGCCGCAAACCAATGTATTTGTATCGCCAAAAGCCATACAGAGCTGCGAATTTACACCGCCGCTTTCAGCGAATCTTACAGGCTGTTTGACCGCTTCAATACCGCCAATCTTGATGCAGCTTTCAGCCTTCATATTTGGCTTGATGCGCCAAAGGCTCTTGTCAAATACCGCATACATATACGGAACACCTTCGGGGCTTGACGAGCTTGTGTAAAGGCCACGGCATCCTACACCGAAGGTAAAATCTTCATTCGGTTCATTTGAAGCTTCTGTTTCTCCAAAATAAAGAACGGCTTCGTTGCCATCAATGGATTTAAGAATCTTGTCCGTATATCCGTTGTTCCCTGTGTTCACGGGTTCAACAAACATATTCAAGGATATTTCGGGAGAAACAACCTTGAACCTGCCTTCATAGGAACCGCCAACAATGGAAGGTAACTCAATTCCGTAATTTTCGCTCATTACCAACCTCTAGGCGAAAGAATGTTGTAGAACGGATTTGTGTCCGTATTCGTATAAAGGATGTGATGGTCATTCTTGTTTCTGTCTTGAATCTTGTTGAGAATATCATCCTTTTCTGCGATAAGAACTTCCAAATCGGTTGTAGGTAACTTATACTTGCGAGCCAAGCGAATAGCAAGTGTTATAATGAACAACTGAACGTATTCGGGAGGTGCATCAAGCACATCGTCAAGAGTTACTTTATCCAAATTTCTGTTATAAACGATTCTAATATCACGGGTTGTCGGGCGATTGAGATAAATGAAACCTGCTTTGCCTGTGCGCTGATATGTAGCCAATGCGGGAACTGCGGGTACATTGAGAATGTAAGGAGTGATGGCTCCGAAACCGACAACATCAATGGGCGACCAACTTATTCCGTTCTTGTAAGCGACCTGCAAGATGCTTACGGGTTGGATTTCATCAATAATGTGCGGAATACCGCCAAAAGTAACTTGCGGTGCAGGGGCTTCTTCGCCTTCTTCTTCGGGTACGAAAAATTCATAGGTCTGAAAACCTGCGGGAAGCTCTCTCACGTTCTGACAATATGGAAGGTAGTTCTCCAAGTTGTAGTTGTAGATGATTTGGTTGAGAAACCCTTCGGCTTCGGTAGCCCTATTGCCATCGGGTTCTGCCTTGTCATTCAAAATGCCCGAATATCTGTAGGCTGCTGTGATAATATCCCTAATTGTAGCCATAATTTTACCCTAAAAGAATCTTTTCGTATATATATTTTACGCACAATAAACTATATTGTTCAATAACAGGAGCTATTTATGCAAACCAAACCAAATGTAAAGACCTATGAAGGCCAAACCTTCATCATAGGTTATGTGGGCGATAAGCAGGGCTGCGGATTCTACAGATTCCGTTCTCTCGCCACTTACCTCAACAATGTTGAGAATTGCAAATACAGATTCCTTGAACCGCCTTTTGAAATCAATGACGAAAGAATTTTGTCAAAGACCGCTGCAATCGTGTTTAAGTCCGATGCTTCTGATATGACAAAGTATTGTATTGAACATTATATCAAGCTGCGCAAAGAAAAGGGTTACAAGTACAATCTTGTGATGGACTTTGACGATTTGCCGTTCAAGGCGGGTGACAATGGAGCATCCGATGTGCTTGACAAGAAAACAAAGCTTGCGGTTGATAGAATCGTGGTGTTTGCAAAGCAGATGGACTTGATTATAGCTTCTACCGCATTCCTTGCGAAAAAGCTTGAAGAAAACGGAATGAAGAATGTAAAGACCATTCCTAATGTTGTGTCACGTTATCTTTTCGGCTACCCCACACATAAGCTTAACAAGAAACCGCTTATTTGCTACACGGGTTCTATTTCCCATTTTGGTGATAGGGGTGCAACCCTTGATTTCTCCGAGAAATGGCGAACCTTTATCAAGATGGGTGTTGAAAACGATATTTTTGATGTTATTGTTTTTGGTAAGTCTACACAGAAAATCAAATTTTTCGGAAAGAAGCTTGGCGAAAAAATCGGTAACATCCAATGGTCGCACATATTTTCTTACCCGTCTGTGCTTAAGGCAATCAATGCTGACTTTATGATAGCTCCGTTGGCTCCCGTGGATTTCAACAGGGCAAAGTCAAATATCAAGATGCTTGAAGCCGCTGCTTTGGGTGCTGTGTTTATGGGCGATGTATTTGAAGGCTCTCCTTATAACGGATGTTTGAAATGCCAGGCCGTTACAGAATCTGACACGCCAAAGACGATAATGGAAAAGTTTAAATTTCTATCAAAGCCCGAAAATTACTATTCGGTTCAGAAGGCACAGGCTGATTTCATTTCAGAAAGCAACCTGTACACAGAATCTGAAAAGTATATCGGGTTCTACTTCAACACATTAACAAAAAAGGAGAATGATATGCCTTGTGGTACAAAGAAGGGTGGCGGCAAGAAGCCCCCGAAAAAGTAACGAATGGCTGATGTAGCTCAATAGGTAGAGCAACCGCTTTGTAAGCGGTATGTTGGCGGTTCAACTCCACCCATCAGCTTTAACTTGGAAGGTTGATTCCGAATGGTAAGGAACTTGTTTGCTAAACAATGACCCTACGTGGGTATGGAAGTCCGATTCTTCCACCTTCCTCTACGGATGTAGTTCAACAAGAATGTTCTTGCGTTGTGCGCACTAGCGTAAGAAAGATGCGGGTATCGCTGAATCGGCGCCATTATGATAAAGCCTAGACCCGCCATCCAAGCATTTGCCTACGGGAGAATCAACCGAAAGTTAAACCAATCATTCTAACTTTCTTCTTCTAAATCCGTAAACATTACAAACCTCTCCCTATGGCAAAAAAAATGGGCTACCCCAATCGGGGTAGTCCTTTTGTCATTGGCAAACCAACAATGACTATTCTTACGGGAGCTTGACCACAAGCAAGCGGCTGCGCCTTCCGTCAATCATCTGCGAAATGTACGGAACATCCACACGGACAATCTGCTGACGGGTGTACACGTTAGCCCACTTTGCGACCTGTGCGGTAATCTTACCCACACGCTGCGTAGATTCGGTGCAACCTTCAAGCTTCGGATGCTTGTAGGTATCCCATTCAAGGGCATCGGCATCACGGGCTTGGATGATGGTGTAATCACCCGTAGCGGTGAGAAGGGTCTTTGCGGTAAGACCTGCGGTGCAAATGGCTGTGAAGGAGCCGTAGGTGTTGCAGTTGGTCTGAACGGCTGTAGCTTCGCTTGCGTTGCCCGTAGAGCATACGATGCGCTGCGAGAGCTTACCTGCTGTACCTGCTGCGTTGACGGATTCAACGATGAACACCTTATCTTCTGCGGTTCTGCGACCGAACATATCGGTACACTTGGCTTCAACGCCACGCAAAGTGAACATCATACCAACATACAGGTTAGTACCCGTGATGCTGATACCATCAGTTCCGATGGCTGTCACGTTGGCAGCGGTCTGTGCGCCCGTCACAGAAAGGGTCGGCATATAGGTTTCGGAAACCCAATCCACATCCATATAGTTACCGATGAATGCGGAACGATAAATTTCACGCATAATATCGCTAGGCAATAACAAAGAGAGGTTCTTTGCGCCGAGCGAATGGTAGAATGCGGGGTGTGCGAAAGCACGGAACTTACCACGGCTACGGATAGCCTTCAAGCTTGCGGCAAGACCTGCCAAATCATCCATACCGAGTTCATTGGCGTTAATTACCTTTGCGCCATCAGAAACCTTCCAACCACGATTGATAGAATCAATTTCAATTTCAGTTGCGAGGGTCTGACCACGGGGTTCAGCGACTTCGTTCACGAAATCTTCAATTTCGGTAAGGCGTTCCCAAGTACCGAGGTCAACGCTTGTACGGGCGTTCATCAGAGTACAAGATACTTCACGTTCGGTGATAGTCTTGAGGTCATTGGTAATATCAACCTCGCTTGTACCCGCATAAGCCTTGCCAGGGTCGGGGAAGTAAAAGTTGTAAGTCATACCGCACTTCTTGCCTTCCACCTTATCTTTGAGATAAGAGCGAGAAGCTTGAATGTACGGAACATTGTCATTGACCGCAGCAGCGAGATACTGCGTCTTGCGGTTTAGGCTGAAAGAATTGGTTTCATTTGCCATAGTTATACCTGCTTGTTAAGCCGTGTACTTGCGATAAGACTTCATAATTTCTGCTTCTGATGCCGTATCGCTGTTAGACTTGTCACCGCCTTCGCCAATCTTCCCGATGATGGGAACCTGCTTCTTCGGTGGCGTTTGATTAGGAACATCCGAATTTTTCGGGGGCTGTGCTTCACCGCCATTGTTGGGCTGTGCCGCACCTTTGTTCAAGACGAAAGTCCGATATAAACCTTCTTCCAAGCGAGCCAATGCAAACTTGCGAGAGGTCGGGTTCGGGTTGTTAACGATATTGATGAAATCTTCGGGCTTCAATGCAAAGTGGTAAAGCATACGTGGAGCCATTTCGCTGTTATCAAGAAATTCCATAACATCGGGGTTGGCATTCAACGCATTACTCATACCCGCTTCCATAGCTGCATTCACAACATCGCAATACTGCTTACGCTGTTCGGCAGGGAACAAGGCTTCTTCTCTTTGGAGAATGGTCATAGCTCTCTGCTGTTCTTGGAGATTGGCGAGAGCCTGTTCCGCTTGCTGCTGCTGCGATTGCTTTGAATCTTGCTGATATTGCTGATGCGCAAGATACCTAAAGTAATCTTCCTTGCTTCGGAAATTTTCTTCGGTATATTGCTGCTCCGAAGGCTTTTCTTCCTTGAACTTTGCAATCTGTTCTTGAAGCTGCTTGATTTGGGTATTCAAGGCTTCATTCCTGGCCTTAAACTCCTTATTTTCGTTTCGGAGCTTCTGCCAAGTGTACTTGCGCTGTTCTTCGGGAGAATGACCCTTATCGTTCGGGTTTTCGTTATCCTTCTTTTCTACGGAAGGCTCGTTAGGTGTTTGCTGCCCACCTGTAGCACCCGCTTTTTCCGCTTCAACGGGAGTTTCAGCACCGCCTTCACCTGTCACATTCGGTTCGGGAGTGTTCGGATGGTCATTGTCTACTACTTTGGGTTCTTCTCCATTCGGCTGTTGAGGGTTCGGGTTCTGTGACTTCTCCAAATCCTCAAAAGTTTGAGAAGATTCCTGTTCACGGGCAATAACCGCATCAAGTCTTTCTGTAGCGTTCATCTTTCTACCTATCTAGTTTTGGTTTACAAAAAATGAACAAGGCACTAGCTACCTCGCTCATTTTATATATTACACACTATTCGGGTGTTTTTTGACCTTGTGTCAAAATTTGTCGGCTCTGCTTTTCAATTTCAAGCTCATTTTTCTGCTTCTGAATATCAAGCTCGCCCAATTTCTTCATCAAGTCAATGCTTGCAATCTTCTGTTTAGTTTCAATTTCAGCCTGTGCCTTCTGCTGTTCAAGTTTAGCATCCATATACATCTTCTGCGCATCAAGTGCGCCCTTCTGTTCTACTTCTTGCTGCTTGCTCATAAGATTCATCGCAGCGATTTTTTCCTTGCTTGCGTTGTTCATCGCAGCAATATTGTAATCGCTCTGTGTCTTAAGCTGCAACTGCAAAATCTGATTCTGCAAGTTCTTGATTGTTTCATCCTTCTGCGCCATCTGCTGCTTGTCAAATGCGATAACCTGCTGCATCTGCTGCTGCAACTGCGCAACCTGCGGAATTTCATCAGAAAGAACTTCGGGAGGCAACAATTTCGCAAGCATATTGCTGATGCTAGAAATTTCAATGTTATCCAAAGTCTTTGTGATGCCGTAAGCAATCACGGGCTTCATATTTTCGGGGTAAAGCTGCGACAATGCGAGAAGCTGCCTACGGGCTTCCATCTTGGATGTGATGGTTTCGGGGCCACTACCGATAACAGGGCGAACACCTACAATCGGTTCATCGCTGTACATCGTGTAAAACTCCAAGAGAATTTCTGCAAGCTGCTTCATACTCTGCTTGGCGTGTTCAATGTAGTGGGAAACATTGCTTTCTGTAGACTTTGTTCGTAACAGAATACTTTCAGCCGTTTCTTCTGCGCCCAAGCTGTTTGCGATGCCCGTTGAAGGCATACCGACAATACTTGACATAAGGTCAATCTGACCCGAAACAATCTGAATAATATCGTCACATTGTACGGAGTTGTCAAAGCGAACGGGCGGGTCAATCTTCGCACCATTGCTTGTAAAGTCATTGAACGGAAGCAACGGGGAAAGATTCTTGTCCGCATTCTCGTAATATTTCTCGTTACCCTGCAAGGCTGTCTTGCCGATAATGATTTGAGATTTCGGGGTACGGGCTAGGCGTTCCATCAACTGACGGACTGCATAGTTAATGACCATCTGCGGATATTTGAGTTTGTGAGTAATGCCGACAAAAGTACGATGCTTGTCAAGCCAAGTACGGGAACCGCAAATAGGAACAACGGGAATATGTTTCAGCGGGAGCTGCTGCTGCGAAATGATTACGCCATCAAGGAATTTTGTATAAAGGATATACTTGTATTCCTTTTCAACCTTATTCCCGTTTTCGTCAACTTCCGCAATCTTGCCCCATTGCATTTCATAGTAGTGAATGATAGTGCTAGAATCTTCTTGCGGTCGGTAGTTGTCACCCAAGTACGGAGAAATGTTTCCACGGGCTTCTTCATCGTAATATTCAGAATACTTTGATTTCGCCTTGTTCTTTGAGATATACTCAACCACGGCAACCTGCTCTGCATCGGAGCCATTGATTTCCGTGGAGTTCGGGTCAAACATCACCATCGTAGGGTCGTCTACTGCGAATATAGCAGCCTTCTTTTCTTCGGTATTTGTTGCGTAGAAGAAACCACGCCCACACTTGATAGCAGCATCAAGACCCGTTTCAACAGCGTTCTTTGTCTGCCATTCGTTCTGCAATTCCTTTACCCACAGGTTAATCTTGTCAACGGGTGTGGATGTTTCGTCAACCTGCGTATAGGTAATATCAAACGGCTTGGATAGGAACGGGTTCAAGATTGCGTTGGCAAAATTGTCAATGATGTTGAACACGGCTTCGGGGCGACCATTTTCTGTAGAAACGTATTCGTTCCATTGGTCGCCACAGGCAAATTCCCTGTCCTTGCGCATACGGACAATATCTTTTCCGCATTTTGCGTCAAAGTCCTTTAGGAATGTTTTCAATCGTTCCAAAGTATCTTGGTCAAATTCTTTCTCTGCCATTATGCCTTTCTCCATTCGTAAGAGTTGTTAATCGCTGCCATCGCAGAATCAAAATCGTAATTCGGGTCAAAAACGCCCATTTCAGCCCTAAACGGATTTTCCAAGTCACCCTGCGCAAAGGTCAACGCAATAGCATCGGAATCATCGGGGGAATATCCTAGAATTTCCTTAATCTGTTCCTTCGGGATGATTCTACGCTTGCCTTGCCCGTCTATAAAATATCTTACACAGGATAGCTGCATTTCAACCTGTTCATCGTAGGGAATTGATAGCCCACGTTTGGCAGCTTCGCTGAAATTGAAGTACATCAATGTTCTCAAATTTCCGAAATAATCGCTTACATTGTTTGCGATTGCGTTAAAATGCAATTCGTTCACGAAAAAACCGCCCTTGCGACAAATATCAACAGCACCCGATGCAAAACCGCCCGTACCATCAAAGTTCAAGATTGTGCGGTTCTTTTTCAAGTTGTGGCTCATTATGCCTTGACGGACTTTTTCGTAGATGGCGAACGAATCAGCCCCGTTCACCTTGAACAAAAGCTGAACATTCCTACCCCTGCGCAGGTAAGCCGTTGTGGTATCGTCACCGAATCGGGCAACATCTATGCCGATAACGGGAATATCAAACTCCGTAAAGCCCGTCTGCCTGTGCATCATCTGCGATATAATCGTGGAGCTGAACAATTGGTCGGGCGTATCTGAATCAAGGATTTCGCCTTCAAGTTCCTGTCTTGCGAAAACGCCCGAATAGGTAGCTTCAAGGCTCCTAAAGAACTTTTCGGACAAGGTTGTGTTGTCACGGGAACGTGCGTAGATGATTTCAATATCTTCGGGCGGGGTTTCTCTGATAACCTTTGAGAAAAAGTTCTTACCGCCCTTCGGGGTTGACATCATATAGATTCTTGGGTCGCCAATGCCTTCGCCACGAAGGGTAGCCATAGCAACATCCAAAAATTCCTTGGAAGCCAAGGCCGCTTCATCCATCACCAAAGCCTTGATGTTGGTAAGACCACGCACGTTGTCAATATTTGACTTTTCGGCTGAATAGAAATATGCCGTATGCCCGTTCAAGCGAATTTCCATTTTCGTCTTGTTGCATTCGGGCTGTATTCCCATTTCTGAAATCTTTTCCACAACTCCCTTGAACAACACACGTTCCAATGTCTTGTAGCTCTGTGCGGTACATAGCACGTCAAAGCCACGGAGAAGCCATTGGACTACAAGCCACGAAGCGCAGAAGGTCTTGCCACAGGAGCGACCGCCACAGAGAATCGTGAAGGTCTTTTCGCTCTGCAAGAATCGCTTCTGATGCGGTAACAGGTTTATCCGCATCACGTTTTCTGCTTTTGGATTCAGATGTTGTTCTCCTTGACGAAATTGTCAACGCCATTCCAACCGACACGCTCTTGCGGGGTCTTGGTCTTTTCCTTCTCGCAGAAAAGAATCTGCGTAGGTGCGTTGTTGTTGATGCTTATCGGCTTGTCGCCCCAAGTTTCCTTTTTCAGAACGGAGAGAACCTTCGCCGCTGCGCTCTTTTCGTTGCCCGAAGCAATCCAATCGGATGCGAGCTGAATTTCGTAGTCACGCTTCGCCAATTCGTATTCATCAAGAAGGAACTTTGCGAGCTGCTGATGGATTTTCGTCTGCGGGTAGCAGATGTAGTCAATTATCGGGCTGTCCCTGCGAATATCAAGCCTGTACAGAAGGTATTTCATAAAAGAATCGTTCATACCTTCGGAACTGAAACAGGCCAATCTGACCTTTTCATCGGAGCGCATAGCCCTAACAGCCTTCGTGACGAAATCGCACAAGGATGGGTCGCTCTTAATCAGAATGTCAAGCGATTCTTTCGGGATTTCAATATCTTCTTGCTTAAACATTGATTCCCGCCTTCAAGATTTTCGTGTCGCAAAGCTCGTATTCGCTGTCACGGGTACGGAATGGCATAATACACGTCTTTTCAGCCCCTTCACGGGCTAAATCAACGCCCGTAAGTAGGTGTGTAGCCATCTGATTCTTTTCGGGCTGTAAGGCCACTTTCTGTGCGATTGTGACCAATGTGTTAGGTTTGCGTTTTCTTCCCATGTTACAACCCCATAAACCGCTTTCTGCGGTCGGCTAGTTCGTTGTTGTGTAAACTTTTGATAATGGCGTAGTCCGTAGCTTCGTCCGTGTACGGAACACCCGTTTTCGGGTTAATCGGGTTGGGCAACGTGGATTCGCTACCTAACATCGTCCTAGCTACGCTTTCGGGTACAATCTGACAACGGCAATTCGGGTGAGAAATTTCAAGTATGCTTGTACCTGCGGGAACTTCCATACCACTCATTCGGGCGCATTCGGGACAACAGGCGATGTTGCCTACAAAGATGTATCTTTCTGCGGTCGGGTCTTGGATGTTTTCGGCAATTCCCGTTTCGGGGTCGGGTTCGCCCTGCGCTCCAGCAAGGCCAAGCTCAACCGCCGTTTCGGTGGACTTCCCGACGCCCCTACCTGCGTCAACGGCTCCTACAGCCCAACCAAGCCCCCTGTCTACCATCTGTCCGCTTCTTCCCAAGAGAAGGGAAGGCTGCATAACTTGGCTACCCTGCCTTAACAGGTTCAGAATCTGCGGGTTTGTTATTGCCATACTTTTCCTTTATCCTCTGCTTGGCTTGCTGTTTAAGTCGGTTGAAATAGGCGTGGGAATCTTCAAAGACCCTGTTATCGCCTTCATTAGATATTTTACGCCCGTCAAAGTATGTTTCCTTGGTAAAAGCACCCAAACACACGTAAAGTTCGGGATTTGCGAGGTTTCCGTTCTTTTCAGCCCTCTTGATTTGATTGATAATCTTGTTCTTGTGCCGTGTAAGCGTTCCCTTCATCCTTCTGATGATGCAGTAGGTCAAGAACGAATAGGCGGGTTTCTCTCCCTTGCCCTTTCTTTCGGGATTCCAATACTTGATTGCGTCAATTGCCGCCCGTAGGCCATCGTCACGCAGGTTCTCCGCTATGCGACCCCTGTAGCCGTGGAAATCGTAGCCACGTTTTCGGTCGGAGTTCTGCAAGATAAGGCTCACAGCCCTCATTATGTACACCCCTAGCTTGTCGGAGCGCATACCCGTGTTCTTCGCTATGGTGAGAAGGGCGAAAAGCTCCCTGTCGCTCTCCATAATCTTTATCTGCGGGTTGATTCCCGCATACAGGATGCGCCCAAGCTCATAGCAAGATAGGCTATCGTGGTAAGGAAGCTCACCGAAGGCGTTGCTCTGCACAAGGCAATCGGGTGAGTTCTTGTCAAACAGACCTTCACCGAAAAAGCTCTTAACCTTGCGCTGAATTGCGCTGCCCGTGATGCCGTTGTCAATTCTGCTGTTTGGTTCCATATACAGAAATATACAAACAAAAAACGTAACGCCCGTAACGTAACGTAACATAACGCTCCCTTTATATATGTATTTCTTATTTATTTATTTATTTATATTCTTATTTATTTATTTATAGCGTTACTCCCGTCACTATCACATAACGTTACAT